CCAACCACAGTTTTCGGACATACAAATTCTAAACCTTTAAGTTTAACTGTGTTTGGTCTCTCAAGGGCAAAACCATGTACCTTTTCAGTAGTTACAGTAATGATACCAGTTATATTATCATAGGCAGCAGTCTGTATACCAAGGTTAAATCCTGATGATGTAGCAATACCAACCACACTCGTGATTCCACCATTTGCATCTTTAAATGCTTTTACCTTTGCTCCTTCTAATGGTGCATATCCAAGACCTGGTGTTGAACCTAATGATACTATTAATCCACCTCTAGGAACTTGATTTTGATTAATATCAAACTCAGATACAATAAAGTCACCGTTTGTCGATGTAATACCACTAAACTCAACTGTTGATATTCCAGCAGTTGTATCAGAAATAAACTCATAATTATTTCCAGTGTTATTAACAGTCAATGGAGTCTGGAATACACCATTAATGAATAATACACCATTACCCAATCCGATACCTGAAGAAGTGTTTGCACCACCAACTGTTAGTGAATATGTTTTACCAATACCTGTAAAGTTATCTGATATATCATCAAACAACATATTAGTTGTGTAATCTGCTCTTAAGAATGTTCTACCACTAAAGTCTGCTTTTACAAATGGTAAATTTGTTTCATCTCTTCTTGATCTATTATTTCCTTTTGGTGGATCTGCAAAGAAGACAGTGCTATCAACAATATTAAATGCACCTCTATGTACTCTTGCAATATCATTTGCTGTATGTGATGTAGCAGCGATTCCTAGTTGTCCTCTATCAACTTTTACAACAGGTAGAGTTGCAATACCAAGTGCAACATCTGTTGAATCATTAATAACTCCTGTAGGTGTACTTGAGAATCCAACCTCAGTAACCTTCATATACTCACCATTCAATTTGAGGAAGTCTGTTGGTTGAACTGAACTTATACCACTCAATACAAATTGTGATAAACCGATACCAATACTATTATTATATGTAAATCCGTCAAATACCCCAAAGTTATGAGTTATTGATGTAAATGAAATTGGTTGTTGTACAACTCCATCTAAACCGATTATAGTTTTAGTGAGTTGTTTTTTCATTGACAACTTATGTTTATTACCAGACCCTGTTCCAGTAAATGTTACTGCGATACCAGTTGCAACATATTCTGGTCTTGTGTATAATTCAAATCTATTTTCATCAAGAACTTTCGCATATACTGTATCAGGTAATATTGTAGTCACAACTCCAGAGATATTAGCAGTTGCACCAATTGACACCGCAGTTCCTGCAATACCGATGAATGTAGAATCTGGTGTATATGTTAGTTCTTCATTTGTGTTAAAGAAGTGACTTGGTATTTCAATAACACTGGTGGTTGTACTAAATGTTCCAACTGGGTTGAAATCTTTGGAGTAAATAGGAACTTCTTTATGTTTGAGCACAAAATCTTTTCTATTTGCTCTTAGTCCAGCAGCACCATCATAAGTTGTTAAGAATACTCTTTGATCAACTGTTCCGTAAGTTAAATCTGGTGGTGTATTTTCAAAATCACTTGCAATGTAGAATATTTTATTATATGATTGAACCTCAACTAATGAATCAAACTCTGCATCTGGATAGAATCTTAAATTAATATTATTACCAACAATTTCACCACCAAATGTTCCAATACCAGTTGTAGAACCAGCAGATACAAAAGGATATTGTACAGTCAGTATGTCATCAAAATCTTTTAGTGAGATTATTTGATGAACTGCTGATGTCTCTCCACAAGATACTCTTACCAATGATTTTGCAGTATTATCAACAAGATTATTCAGTGTCGCATAAGTTATTGGACTCGCTGTTCCAGTTGCATATCCTGATTGTAATCTTATACTTCTTTCAGCACCTTCAGGTTGGCCAGGAACTGAAAAACGATATGTTCCGATACCAGTTGCTGTTGAACCCAAACCAACTATGTTTGCTCTTACATCGAGAACATTTACTCTATCATTCTCACATTGTAATTTTACTAAACTATTTTCTACTCTTGCAGTAATTACACCAACAACACTGTTACTTAATCCTGATTTTGTATCGACATACACTTCACCAATGGTTGTATCAGTTCCATCAAAATCAACTATAACCTCGTTATAATTAATTTCTTTGGTTTCACTGTCCTGAACAAATATTCCTGCAAATAAACCATTGAAGTCATAAGTAGGTATTTCAAGTATAGTTGTTGTTGTAAAACCAACAGTTGTTGTAGCAATACCAGTATTGACTCCTACCAAATCAACGTGACCAATACTATTAGTACCAATACCAGTCAAATCAGTATTAAAATCTATTTTCAAGACTTTAATATCATGGTCTCTTGTAAATATTTCTGTTGGATTGAAAAGGAGATTTTTTGTTCCTGTTGCTAATATTTCAGTATCAAAATCACCTAATTTTATTGTTGTAAAGTCAGTTGATTTTTCAAGTAAAAATGCATCACTCTCAGTTGTAATTGTAACCACTTCACTAAACTGAGAATCTAAAGTGTCAGGATCAATAATTTGAATTAGATAGTTTCCAAAGTCTTCAACTAATGGTTCAATGACAGTATTTGTGCTTTCGAATCCTTCACTCTGGAAAGTTGCACTAATGTCATCGTGTAGCAACACTCTATTAGTTTTACATCTTGTAAAATCAGTTAGTGATCTATTCTGAAGAGTTAAGAACTTTGAACCACTAGTTCTTGTGTCAAAATCTCTTGCAAAGTCAAAATTATTAATTGCATCTACTCTTTGTTTATCTCTAAGTTCAAGAATATTACCAACATCTAATACAACAACTTGGTTTGATTCACGAACTTCACCAACACCGACTTTTAGATTTGATACAACTGATGTGTCTGCAAAGTTTTTTAATCCAGATGGATGAACTAATCTATTGACTGGATTTACAAATTTATCCCATTCAATTGTACTCTTTACAGTATATGATAAATTTTGATAATAATCATTATCAGGTATTACTTGATAATCTTCATTTAATTTACCAATATCATCTAACCAACCATATTCCTGTCTGTTTGAAAAATCAGTCGTGAATTTTGCCTGATTATCAACAACACTCGTAATCAGAGCAGAAACATTACTTAATTCACCTTTTATTCGATCACCTTTTTTAATTTTAAATTTACCATCAATTTTAATGTAATCATTTCTTACCTCAATTACTTTTAAATCAGTAACAGTATTATCAATAATTAAAGTTTCTTTTAATTCAAACACACCTCTAGTTTGAACTGGTTCGATTACAGGATATTTTTTCTTATTAATAACGTTTGCATATCCAGATTGGAATGTTTTAGCAATACCTGGATTTGTTGTAAGACCTGCTAAACTGAATGTAACCACACATTGTGTACCAGCAACATAGTCTGTAACATCAAAGAACTGATAATTATAATTGTCAGAGTTATAACCAGTTCCTTCAACTGTTGTATTAGTTGATATACCACCTTGTGTGGCACCGATACTGACCTCTCCTACCCTTTGTATACCTTCAACATAGATTTCATCACCGACAGCAAAAGGTTGTACATCAAACCCATTTATAGGTGTCTCAAGGAAGCAAGTAACAATTCCAGATCCACCTGTTTGCACTGAGTTTATACCTACACCATTTGAATTGTTAATTGATATAATTTTGTGAACAACTGAATCAAGTCCTGTTACAGGTGATAACACATCAACCTTTGAAATAGTTTGGTTTGGAGCAAATGGTTGTAGTGAAACATCATCAACAACAGTGTTGGTAATTGGATTAAATACAATCAAATTAGGTGAACTCATATAATCAGCACCACCACTGATAATATTCACTGATGCAATTACATCAAGGTTATCAATATTAACAACTGGTGATATAAACGCTTCAGGTCCTAAAGTTTTATCAGATGAATATTCATATCCAATATCAAGTATTCTAACATCTTGTATTCTACCGATTGATGTAGATACAGCGACAATATTTGCATTGTTACCATTTGTGCTAGTAATCGATTTAAATTTAGGAAGTTTTTTATAGTTAAATCCAGGTGAAATAATTTTAAAATCTTTAATAGCACCATGCACATTTGTAGATCTGGTAGAATATTCTAATTTTTCACAATCAGTGCTCAAATATGTTGTCAATTCAGGGACTAAAGGTGAAAATTTAAATGTTTCATTAGTTACATCAAATATTTCATATTCTCCAATATAAGCACTATCAATAAATCTTATTTCTGAATAATTTTTAACTCCAGTATCAGATGTGCTTATAAAACCACCTTTTGATAATCCATAATATAATTTTTCTGGTGTTGATTCTGTAAAATGGATACTTAATTGAGCACCTGATGTTCCAGCTGTTCCAACACCAATTACATTAAATGTAGATGAATCTTGAGAACTTAAATATTCATTTGTAAGATTTTCATCATAAAACAACTTAAAATCAAAATTAGATAATGTTGTGCTTGACAATCCAAAAGTTAATTTAGAATTTTTCACAACATCTATTCTTGGATTAATCAATGCTATTGATTGATTTGCTCCTCCAGTATTGGCAGTTATTGAAAGTGTTTTTATAGGAGTTTGACTTAAATCAGCGAGCGTTTCAGCAAGTTGAAAATATCTATCACTAATTTCATTAACATAGTAACTACCTGTTGTTAATCCTGTTGCACTTCCGTCATAAAAAACTTTATCACCAGTTTTTAAACCATGATTATTGATATCAATTTGATTAGTCTCTACATCTGATGCAGAAAATGTTATTGGATTTATTAGAAGTTTTTCATATTCTGAATTATAATTTACAGATATTGGTGTAGTGGTTCCTATACCCACCGATAAATTAGGTATAACATTTATTTTAACAATATCCTTTTCTCTTAAATTATGAGTTGTAGTATTTGCAGCAGATACATTTGTAGTAACAGTAGTTGTAATTTTATCAATATCACCAATAACTTGAGTATGATCTGAAGAGAAGAAATATGAACCTGAATTAATTCCTGAAGTAGACCCCTTACTATAGAAGTATAAACCTTCACTAGTGCTTCCTATACCTACTTTTGTAGTTAATATTCCAACGTAGTCTTCACCTTTATTGATAACAAAAACATCTATAGAATCATTTCCAACATATGGAACTTTAAATTCAGATACATTTGGTGTATTACCTACATCAAATCTATTTGCTCCACTTTTTTTATTTAATTTAACCTTTTGACCAGTTTTAAATGGATGATTTGGTAAATGTATAGTTCTTGTTGGTATGGATAAATTTTGTTTTGTTTCACCAACAACATATTCAACAGTGGTTGCACTACCTGCTGTTGTTCCAATACCAATTGACTGAGGTCCATTAAAATAAACAATATCATCAACTTTTGATTCAAATTTAGTTGTTTTAACTGGAATACTTATTCTATTATTTAAAACATCAACATTTGATCCTAATGTATGAGCAACACCAACATGTCTAAGAACTCTAATTACTTTTTGTGTATCATATACATTTAATACTTTTAATGTTTCTGTTCCAACTCTAAGTGATCCACCAATAGCAACAGTATTTGGAATATCAGTTACAAAAATATCTTCAATTTTACCATTAGAACTTCCAGTTGACATGGTTCTTGCTAAACCAATTGTATCTGTTGAAATTCCTGCTGAAAAAGAACCACTTAAATTTACAATCGAAGTATTGAGACCAGAAATTGAAATAGAACTATTATTATTGAGTTCAATAAATGGCAAGTAATTTGCAATTACTTCATCACTACTATTCCATACAAAAACTAAGTTTTCAAACCTTTCTAATACAGAATCGATTCTTGAAACACCAATACCAACAATTTCATCAACCTTTGCACTAAAACCAGATCCATCTGTATCTGTATCATCAAAAACTGTTAAATCACCAACTTTATATCCTGATCCTCCATCTAAAATTGTTATATTATCAACATCTCCTTTTGTTACTGATTCTATTTTTGAAATTTGTCTTATTGTTTCATTTGACTCAATAATGAAGTCATTATCACCAAACTCCTCATCAACAACATATGGAAGTGTGTTTCTTAATAAATTTGAATTATTAAAATCAAAGTCTTGTGTTAAAATAAGATTATCATTAATTATAGGTGATCTATAACTTTTACCAATAAAATATGGATATATTCCTTCTAATTTATTACTTGCTGTTCCAAGACCAACAGATGCAAAATATGCATATATTCCATTTGGAAATTCAGGAGTTTTACAGAATCTACCATTATGAACGTCTAAATCACCTGAACCATCAAATTTGTAATCATCAATAAAAAATCCTTGATTAAATCCTGTTGGTCTATTAATTACATTCGATGTGTTAAGTTTGTATGATGTTGATATTATTTTTAAATCTGAATTAATATTATCAGGGTCAGAATATCCAAAAGGTCCATATATTGGATTACCATCATATGCCCAACCTATTATTGGTGAATGATTTGTAATTTGATTGAACTCACCATTTGAATTAATGGTAAAACTATCTTCAAATGTGCTTGCTATTTTTTGAGAGTATCCTGAAATTCCAAAAGTTAAAGAATTTTCTCTTGAAGTTAAATTAAAATCACCAAATCTTTCTGTGCTATTTAATGTTAAACTTCTAACTCTTGCACCAAATGATGCATTAGATCCTCTAGGAATAATATCAATTTCTGTAGAAAGACTACTATAACCTATACCACTATTAATTACGATTGCATTAATTATTTTACCATTTTCTATAACAGGTCTTACAATAGCACCAGAACCTGTTCCAGAGTCACTTACAGTAACTTCAGGTATTGAATTGTATTCAGATCCCTGATTAACAACTGCTGCACTCTCTACTTTTCCATTGACTATTATTGGTTTTATTTCTGCATTTTTACCATTTTGAATTTTAATTTCAGGTTTAACTTGCTGATCTAAAATGGTTGAACCATAATTAGTTCCTTCTTCATATAAGTAAGCACCAACTATTTCACCAGTAACAATTGGAGTTAAATTAAATGTTCCAGTAACTGTTGATCCATAAGATACATTAATATTTACAGTGATATCAGGATAATTGAAAATTTGATATCCAGAACCAGTTGAGGTTAAATTAACATATTTACCTCTACTATAATCTGACGTAGATGTTCCACCAACACCAGCATTTGATAATTTAAATGAATTATCGTCAATTTTTTTAACAATATATGATGTAGTTGTGCTAAGTCCTGTGATAGGTGTTGTTGCAGAGTATTCTACAATTTCTCCACTTAAAAAACCATGATTTTTAAAATTGATTGTATCAAAAGAAGTTGAAATTCCTGATGGTTTTACTCTTAATTTACGATGTGTGTATCCAGAACCAGAATTTATAACTTTGACTGATGTTAAAGTGGTTTTATTTTCAGTTCTAAATCTATGAATACCACTTGCAGAAGTATCAGTTGCTAAACCAATTGTATTAATTCCTGCCAATCCAAATAATGCATCACTTTGATAATTAAATATTCTAACAGTTGTTGGATTTACAACTCTAACAAAATACGGATCTCCATCTGATAAAGATCCAGTTACATCATTAGTGCCATCATATGCTGAACCAATTCCTATTGGTGCGTTTCCATTACTACTATAATAAATTAATTGACCATTTTCTAAATTATGTTTTGTCTTAAAAGTAATTGTTTCATCATCAATATCAACCCCACCATTAAAAAATATATTTCTACTATCAAAATCTAAAAATCTATTTCTAATACCAACTACAGGTTGAAGAACACAACCAGTACCATTTCCACCAGTGATTGAAACACTATTAACATTTTCAATGTCAAAATCTTGAGGATCTACAATGATTTCCTTTACACTACCAGTTATAACTGGTTCAACTAATGCAGTCGTTCCTGTGGAACTTTCAATATTTACAACTGGAGGATTTACAATATCATAATCTCTTCCAGAATTTAATACATCTACAGATTCAAGAGGACCGTAAAAAATATTATTGTCTGATATTGGTGATCTTATCTGAACTCCATCTTTCAGTATACCAATATCATTTACAGGAGACTCATGTTTTGATGATACAAATAAATTTTGTGATAATGGAATTCTTCTTAAAATTTTATCAGTTTCTAATTTTCTATTTGCATGTCTTTCAAGTATAAAATTATGTCCTGATAATGAACCTATTCCAATTTGAACTGTGCTTGCAGATCCAATTTGTGCTAAAGAATTAAATATTCTAATTTTTGTAATATCTTGTCCAGGTTCAGGTAATACTGGATCTACAAAATATGTCCTACCAGTATCTAATCCAACAAGTCCATCACCCTCTGGTAAGTATGTAACAGCATCACCCTGAATAAATTTTAAATTTCTACTAATGTTAAAATTAATAAAACTATATCTATCATTTAATGGGTTAAAACCAT